ATAATTTTTCCATCTCATCCCTCCAGTGCTTTTCGAATTTCTTCCTCCAACTTTTCGATACCTTTCTGCTCTGCGGAGGCGATGTGCGGTTGTGCCGCCACCCGCCCACCGCTGCGCTTGGCATGTCCGAACTCCAGGAGGTGCGCCAGCTGGTAGCGGTTCCTGGAATGTACCACCACCGTCAGGCTGTCTGATGTTTCCTTCATCTTCTTTACCGCCCAGCTTTTGGCATAATCCCCGGTGTCCTTCGGCGCATGGGAGCGGATATCATCCCTTACTGCATCCCCGGCATTTTTGACTGCCTGCTTCACATCTTCAGCGGCGAGATCCGCATATTCCCCAAGGGTATCCATGATGGCATCCGCAAGGGCATTGACTGAAACATTCTTCTCCATGCTTACCGCCTCACTTTCTGGCATTTGAGCTTTACCGATTTCTTCTTGAAATTTTGGTGGTCAATGCCAAGGATGTTGTATATCCCACCCTTATACACGACTCGGTATTCGTCAGGAGTAACCTCCAACACAGCTTTGCACCACCGGACAGTAAAGTCGGCCTTGGTGTTATCCACCACCATACCGGCTGAGGTGCTCTCATTTGGAGATTCCCCGCTGATAGTGGCATAACAGGAATAGAAATCATCCCATTTGCTGATATGGTTCCCAATGTCATCCACCACAACTGTGTTTTTCTGTATGGTGATCTTCTGATTCAAAAGAGCGATATCCATCAGAATCCCTCCTTCCGGCTCCCGAAAAGCAGTGCCCTAAGCGTCAGGTTTAAAGCATGGTGGTCGGCTTCCTCCCGGTGTTCGTAAAGATATGCCGCCGTGAACATCACGGCAATCTTCCCGTTCGGCGCTGCGGCAAGGTCATCCTCACTGTCCGTGCGGAGGATATCCATGCACTGCTTTACAGCAGCACTGATCATCCCTTCAATCAGGGCATCGTCATCCCCATAATCTACCCGGAGATAATTCTTCATTTCTTCCAGCGTCACCATCTGCATGATCTCCTTCCCAGGAAGCGGCATCCCAATAACCAGAGATGCCGCCGTCATTTATACTCAGAGGGTCACTTAGGCACTGGCCTTCTGCGCCAGCACCTTCACCGCCTCGGAGAGCACAAGCTTCCCGTCCACCCTCTGGAAGCCAAGGAAGCCCACCTGCCCGTTGGCGGCGTACAGTTCGTTCAGCCGCTTGAAGGAACGTCCCTGGCGGTCCGCGATCCAGTAGTAGCTGAAATCACCGAAGGCAATGGTCTTAGCCCCTGCCGCGATCACCGGCATATAGGCGGACGTCTTCATCGGCCTGCCAAGCAGGGTATCCGGCGTACCGGCCACAAGGGATGGCTGCCACAGGTACTGCCCGGTGGAATCCTTCAGCTTGCGCACCGCCTTGATGGTGGAATCGTTCAGCACCCATACCGCTTTCTTGCGGTAAGGGGATTTCAGGGAGTAGAACAGGTCCATCAGCTCATCCGCCGTTACGGCAGTAGAGGAAGCCGCCGTCACCCCGGTCTCCGCGCCGCCGGTGGCCGCAAGGATGCCCAGGGGCTTCCCGGAACCGTCCCCGGTAAAGAACGCCTCTTCCTCCTTCGCCCCGATCCTTCTTGCAAACTCCTTCGCAATGTAGGATTCCAGGTCGAAGACGCTGTCATTGAGAAGCTCCTCGGACACCTTGATCATGGTGCCTACTTTGTAAGCCCCGATGGATACCTGGCCGAAGGAATCATCGCTTTCCGTATAAGCCCCTTCCTCATCGATCCAGGACGCCGTTCCTTTTGTTGCCACCACCGGGATCTTCCGGTCACCGCTGGAAGTACGGATCACCTTTGCCAGCTGACGGAACATGTTTTCCTCTTCCAGGGCTTCCACCAGGGTGCGCTCATATTCATCCGGCACCAGATACCCGCCCTCGGAATCCGTCCCTTCCTGCAGGGCATTGACTACCGAGGGGAGGGGAGCTTTGGAGCGCATCATATCCCAGAAGCTGGTACGGTACTCATCGGAAGCACGGCCGATCCTCTCAATGGTCCTGCCGCTCATAGGCTTCCCGGTCAGGGGCTGGTTCACAGGCTTCTTCATCTGTGCGTCCAGCGCTTCAAGGCGCTCCATACGGGAGATTTCCTTCCCAAGGTCGGTGATTTCCTGCTCCATACGGGAATAGGCGGCGTCATCCTCAGCGGACAGCACACCCTTATCGGTCCTGTGGGAATCCAGGAATGCCTTCGCCGCTTCCCACGCCTTTGCCCTTTTTTCTCTCAGTTCTAAAATCGTCATAGCCATGTCCTCCTTAAAATCTCAATAAATCAAGCCGCTCGTAGAGGCTGTCTACGCTGCGGCCTTCCAGTTCGGTTTTCGGTTTCGTTTTGCATTTCGCCGCGATCTTATCCATGAGGGAGTTGACCACGGCGGCTTTGGAATAAAGCATGGTGACTGCTGGCGGATCCATGTCCTCTGGCAGTTCTGTCCTTCCCAGGATCCCATCGGCAAAGCCAAGCTCCACCGCCTTATGGGCATCCATCCAGGTTTTCGCATCCATGAGATGGGAGAGCTTTGCACGGGACAACCCCGTCTTGATCTCATAGGCATTGATGATGGAGTCTTTTACACTGGATAACATCTCAATGGCCTTCTGCATCTCAGCGGAATCTCCCCATGCAACCGTAGCCGGGTTATGCACCATCATCATCCCCACCGGGGAGATCAGCACCTTTGTGCCTGCCATCGCAATGACAGAAGCAGCGCTTGCCGCAATGCCGTCAATCTTGACCGTCACGTCATGGGGATAATCCATCAGCATGTTATAGATCTGGGCTGCCGCCACGCAGTCCCCACCGGGTGAATTGATCCAGACGGTGATATTGCCGGATCCTGCCATCAGTTCCTCTTTAAAAAGAGCCGGCGTGATATCATCATCAAACCAGCTCTCCTCGGCGATGGTGCCGTTTAAGAACAGCGTTCTCTCCACTGTTTTCGTCTGATTCTCCTGGTCCGTCACCGTTCTGTTCTTCCACTTCCAGAACTTCTTCATCGGTTCCTTCCTCCTTTCCAGCCCCAGACGCCGCAAAGATTCCTGCGTCCTTCAGCTTTGTCATATTTCCATTGATCAGGTATAAATCGCCGCCTTCCTCTGCCGGGATGCGGTCCAGGTTTTCCAACTCCCGGATATCGTTGGCGCTCATCCAGCCGTTCTGCCTGCCCACAGCGTAGCCGTTCATGCGGCTTGCATAATCGCCCCGCAGGAGCCCTTCCACGTTGAAGCGGACAAAATACCGCTTTTTCTCATCCGCAGAAAACAGGGTTCTTTGGATGGACTGCTCCCAGCGCACCAGCCAGGGTTCCAGGGTGTATTTCACAAACTCCAGGGACTGCTGCTCAATGTTGGAGAAGCTGGATTTCTCCAAGTCACCGACCATGTGGGGCGGCACCCGGAAGATCCTTGCGATCTCATTGATCTGGAACTTCCTTGTTTCCAGGAACTGCGCCTGCTCCGGCGAGATGGAGATGGGCGTGTATTTCAACCCCTCCTCAAGCACAGCGATCTTGTTGCTGTTTGCCGAGCCCCCGAACTGACTCATCCAGGAATCCCGCACCCTCTGCGGGTCCTTGATGGTTCCCGGATGCTCCAGCACACCGCTTGGCTGCGCGCCATTTGCAAAAAATTTGGAGCCGTATTCCTCTGTGGCAATGGCAAGGCCGATGGCGTTCTTTGCCATCGCAATGGGGGAGTAGCCCACCAGCCCGTCAAAGCCAAGGCCTGGGATATGTAGCACATCCGAAGGCTTCAGCCGGACAATGCTGCCTTTAGAAATCGGCGCATCATCTGCACTGGTAGTGTATTCGTAATAAAGCTGCCCCTTATCATCCCTGTCCACCGCCATCCGGTCAGGCATCAGGGGATAGAGCGCCATCACCTCACCGCGTCCATTCCGGATGATCTGCGCATAGGCATTCCCCCATAGGAGAAGGTGCGTCATGAGCGTCTCCCTAAACACGAAGGAACTCATCTCCGGGTTCGGCTCATCATGGAGCAAAAGGTACA